CGTCCACTGCCCTCTGCGGCTGCCAGCTGGCGACCTCGCCGGCGAAGCGCACTGCGCCGTCGACGGTGACACGTAGCGGCGTGTTGCGGCCGATGAGGCCGAACAGGGTCGACGTCGCGTTCCGCGGGTTGTAGTCGCCGGTGCGGTTGTCGATGGTCAACTGGCAGCTCGACGGCGGCGCGTCGGCCTGCTCGTCGCCGCGGCCGGCGTGCAGTTGGATCGGGTCGCGGGTGTAGACGGGGGCGGTGTTCCACGTCCCGTTGTAGAACAGCTCGACGACGACGGTGTGCTTCACGGGGTGCCGCCGAGCACGGCCTGCACGTTGCCGCCGCGCATTCGGATCGCGCCGGCCAGCAGCTCGACGAGCAGATCGTCGAGCGCGGAACCGCCGGAGCGGATCTCGATGACGGCGCCGCCGCCGCCGGCCGGGGTGACCTCCTCGCCGGCCTGCAGGATGGCCAGGTGCTCACTACCCGGCGGGCCTGGCACCCGGCCGCCGGTGTGCATCCTGGGGATGCGGAAGGTCTTGCCGCCGATGATCGGCACCCAGTCGGGGATCGAGAAACCCTTGCCGCCGATGGTGCTGTTCCACGCCGAGCGCACAGCGCGGAATCCGGCGCGGAACGGGGCGGCGATCGCCGACCCGACACCCTTGGCTACGGCGACGATGCCGCGCAGCGCCCCGGTGACGATCTTTCGGAACGTCTCGGATTTCTTCCACGCGAGCACCAGGGCGGCGCCCACGGCGAACAGGGCCGTGATCACCAGGCCGATCGGGTTGGCCCGCATGGCCAGGTTGAGGCCGCGCTGGGCGATGGTGAGGGCGCCGGTGCCGACCGCGGCCGCTTTCGTCGCGATGCCGTGTCCGACCGTCGAGGCGGTGGCCCGAACCGTCGACACGGCCGACGTGATCATGCCCTTTGAGAGCTGTTTGAGGCTGGGGATGACGAAGTTGTACAGGCCCGACCCGAGGTCGCCGAAGCCCATGCCCAGCAGCAGGGCGCCGTCGAACACGTTGCCCTTCATGATCTCGGCCAGGCCGCGGCCGGTGTCCTCGACGCCGGTCATCATGTCGCGGGCGCCCATCATGCGGGTGTCGAGGGTGTCGGCGGCCTCGCCGGCCCGGTCGAACCCTTGCCCGGCGTCGCGGACCTTCATGCCGGCGCCCGAGACCTCGGTGCTCATGCCCTTGGCCGAGTCGCCGACCCGGCCGAACGCCTGTTCGAGCTTGGCACTGTCGCCGGCGAACGTGAGCGTTACCTGTGGCTTGGCCATCTAGTCGACCTCCACTCCAGCAGCTCGGGCGGTGTTGAGCAGCGCGGCCTCCAGCATCTCAGCGAACTTGGGCCGGTTGCGGTAATAGCCCTCGTAGATGTAGCGGCCCTCCTTGCGGAACGGGCGGACGATCGACCGGGCACGGCCGACGCGGCCGCCGAAGTCGAGCCACGGGTAGTAGGGCACCCGCGGCGACCCGCCGACGATGCGCACGGCGTCGCGCAGCGAACGCGCCTTGACCGAACGCCGGGCGCGGCCCGACCGTGACGGCACGCGCGGCACGGCGTAGTCGACGACGACGCCGGCCACCTGATTGAGCGCGACCCGGAGGGTCTTGGGCAGCTCGTCGTCGATGCGTTTGAGGTCGCGGACGAACTCGGTGAGGCCCTCGACGCGGATGGCCTCGGCCATCAGATATGGCCGCTCAGGATGACGCTGACAACGGCGGCCACGGCCGGCGCGCCCAGCGCCGCGATGCCGAGCACGAACCAACGCCAGTTTTCCAGCGCCCGCACCCGCCCGTCGAGTTGGGCGATGCGCTCACGGTTGGCCGCGGCGTGCTCTTGCAGGGTCGCCAGCGCCGGGTCGATGACGGTGGTGATGTGGTCGACCTTGCGGCCGATGTCTTGCATCTCGCGGTACATCTCGTTGGGGGTGATGATGACGGCGCCCTCGGGCAGCACAGGCGGCGTGGGGGTCATAGCGTCGTGCCTCCCGCCCTCAGTCGTGCCAGCTCCCGCTGTTGCGCCTCGCGGGCGTAATAGACGCCCCAGGCGACGAACTCAGCTTGCCCCATCGTCCGCCGCAGCTGGCCCACCGTCATCCCCAGCCGGGCCGCGAGGCGGTACTCCAGCAGCGTTTCCGGGTTCGTCTCGAAACTGGGTCATCGCCTGTTTCTCGGCGTCGTCGGCCAGGCCCGACAGCTCGCGGATCCGGTCGATGACGGGCTCCATCTCGCCGCCGCGGCTCACGCGCTGCCACTGGCCGACCTCGGCCTCGGTCATGGTCGGGTCGACGAGGCCGAGCGCGATGGCCTTGCGCTCCAGCTCCAGCGTCGTTTTCGCCTTCTGGATGCCGAGAACCTCGTCGCGGGACAGGCCGCGCACCTTCACGACGCCCATGCGGTCGACGGTGACGTCGTCCTCGTCCTGGCCGTGGGGGTGGTCGGTGCGCGGCGCCAGCAGCGCCTGCTTGTCCATTAGGCGCTCTGCGCGGTCGAGTCGACGGCGTCCGAGAGTTGCATCTCGCACGACCAGGCGACCATGTCGGCCACTGGGTTGGTCTCGACGTAGTTGGTCACGATCACGTCGACGGAGTCCTGGGGCTTGCTGGCGCCGGTGCCCTCGGGTTGCCGGATGAGGGTGACGGCCAGGCCGGCCTCGCGGATCGGCACGATGACGGCCCGCGGCCCGGTGCCGGCGGTGTTGTCGTAGATGCCCTGCATGGTCGCCTTGCCGTCGCCGAGGCCGCCGGTGTAGACGTGATCATCCTTGCCGTAGGTGGTCACGTCGTGGGTGTCTTTCGTGCGGCCCAGCTCGGAGGTGTTGACGTAGGCGCTCAGGTCGTCGCCGTCGAGCGAGATGAAGGTGTCTTTACCGTGGACGAATGCCATGATCAGTCTCCCTGTCCGGCGACGTCGAGGTCGAACATGCCGGCGATGTAGTCGGCCCCCGCGATCCGCACGACGTCGAACTCGGCGCGGGTGACCCTGACAGTGTGAAACGCGGTGTAGGTGCCGCCCTCGATGACGGCCTTGACCGATGAGGCGCCGGCGCCGGCGCAGTAGGCGGTGAGCACGTCGCGGGCGGCCCGGTCCGACGCCTTCCCAACCACGACGATGATCGGCAGGGTGATCCGGTCCATGCCGCGGCCGTAGGTGGCGTCGAACACCAGCTCGTCGGGGTAGGTGACGATCGCCGCCGGCGGCGTCACCTTCGCCGGCGGGTACGCGAACACCCGCAGCCCGGCGATGGTGTCGAGCCTGGCCGCCAGCTCGTCCATGACTGTTCCCAGGATCATCAGCCGGCGCCCCAGCGTATGTAGCTCGACAGGGTCACGGCGACGTCGGCGTCGAGGCGGGCCAGCAGCCGCAGCTCGGACCCCGTCTCGGGTGAGCCGGCGACCCCGTACGGGGAGTCACGGCGGGACAGGAACCGTGACCCTTGCAGCAGCGTCGCCTGCTCGACGGCCGTGGGCACCGTCGTCCACCCGAACTGGGCCGTGACCTCGACGCCGGCGTCGTGCGCCCGCGGCTGGTTCGTCGAGTCGGGCAGCACGACCAGGCGCGTCCAGGGCCGGCCCTCGGGTGCGGCGTTCACCGGGCGCATGGCCAGCTCGTCCAGCTCGTCGGTGTAGGTGCCGGTGTCGGTCAGGTCGGCCATGACCTCCAGCCCGGTCACGGTCATCAGGTCGTCGACGTCGACGACCCAGCGGCCCAGCCGGCGGTGATAGCGGGCGGTGTAGTAGCGGGCCTCGGGTGCGGCGACCAGGCCGAACTGCCGGCGGGTGTGCCGGTCGACGGCGCGGGACGCGGCCGTGACGGCCCAGGCGACCTCGGCGTCGTCGTCGGTGTCGGAGATGTGCGCGTAATGCTTCATCTCCGACGCCGTGACGTAGTCCGGTGCCCAGGCCATCGCGGCCGCTCCTGCCCAGTCTCAGCTCTGCGACGCGTTCGCCGCCGGCCGCTTCGCCGGCCGCTTCGTCGCCTTGACCTTGGCCAGCGCCTCCCGCTTGCGCTTGAGGTAGGCGGCCAGGGCCTCGGGGTCACCCTTGATGATCGGCATGTCGCTCCTGTTCTCGGCGGGCTCGGGGCACCAGCTGACCCCCACAGGGGACGGGGGTCAGGTGGTGATGTTCTCGGCGGTGACGTAGGCGTCGCGGTTCTGGATGTTGCCGTCGGCGCGCTCCCAGCCGAGGTACTGCACCTGGCCGTTGACGGCCCGCGAGTAGGGGTCGACGACGATCACCAGCGGCGACACCCGGCGGATGACGTAGGACTCGACGAGGTCGCCCAGCGCGGCGAACCCGCCGGCGACACCATCGGCGGTGATGGCGTTGCACGACTGGTCGAGCACTACGGGGTAGCCCAGCAGCTCGCGGGTGGGCGCCTGGCCCATGCCGGCCTGCGCCTGGGGGAAGATCAGCGGCCGGCCGGCGTCGTCGTCGATGCCGCGGATGTGGGTCCAGGTGCTCTTGCTCATGATCCACTTGGCGTTTTGCTCGTACTCGGGGTCGAGCAGGCCCTCCAGCTCCAGGATCTCGGCCGCGGTGAGCGTGGCCTCGGTGTTGAGCACGAGGTCGGCGGTCAGCCCGTCGTGCAGCAGGCCGAACGGGAGCGTGGTGCCGTTGCCGTTGACCCAGTCGGTCGCCTGCTTGCGGGCGATGCGCTTGCCCAGGGCGCGGGCGACCAGGCCGGCGATGTCAAACGCCGAGTCTTGCAGCAGCTCGACGGACACCCGTAGCGGCAGGTTGGTGCCGGCGCCGGCGCTGGTGTACTTGAACGCGCCCAGCGCGACCTCGCCGAACGCCAGGTCGTCGCCATCGGCGACGGCGGCCTCCTCGTCGGTGATGCTGCCCTCGTTGGCCGTGTCGTCGAGGGACGGGTACGTGAGCGGTGCGCCGGTGTCGGTGTCGAACGAGTCGACCTCGGCGGCCAGGCCGCCGAACGCCTTGCGAACCTCGACGAGCTTCTGGCGGAACCCAGGCGGCACGGTGTAGCCGCCCTCCGAGTCGGTGCCGGCCTCCTGCGCGTTGCGCGGGCCGCCGGCGGCGACGCGGAGGTCGGCAATGTCGGCGTTGGGCCGCCCGGTGCGCAGGTATGCCTCGAACGCCCGGTCGAGGGTGTCGTCCACCCGCACGCCGGCCACGTCGATGTGCAGGTCGTCGCGCACCGGCGTCTCGTACGCGGCCTGGCGGGCGCGCACCTGATGGTCGATGTTGGCCGCTGCGAGCTGCGTCTCCAGGGCCTCGTACTGGGTGACCTCGTCGGCGGTGAGGGGTCGGCCCTCGGCGCCGGCGACGATCGCGGCCATCGCGGCCATGATCTGCTCGATGTTCACTGTGTCGCTCCTGTTCCGAGGGTGACCCGCGCACGAGCGCGGACCAGTTGGCTACCCCGGTCCTCCGGGGCAGACGTCTTGTCGTTGGCGACCCGGTCGGCGAGGCCGGCCTCGACGGCCTCGGCGGCCGAGTACCACGTCTCGGCGCGCATCGCCGCCCGCCACGTCTCGACGGCGCCGCCGGCGCGGTCGGCGTAGACGCCGGCGATGGTGTCGGATAGCTCGTCGAGCAGCTCGGCCATGGCGCGCATGTCGGCGGCGTCGCCGAGCACAATGCCGCTGGCGTCGTGAATCATCATCTTGGCCGGTTTCTCGACGGCGATCGTGTCGCCGGCCTGGGCGACGAACGACGCGGCCGAGGCGGCCAGGCCGTCGACGGACACGTCGACGGTGGCGGCGTGGTTGAGCAGCGCCGAGTAGATGGCGATGCCGTCGAACACCGACCCGCCGGGCGAGTTGATGTGCAGGTCGATGGCGGGCGCGGTGATGGCGCGCAGGGCGCGGGTGAACGACCCGGCGGTGACGTCGTCGACGTCCCAGTCGTCTCCGATGTAGCCGTAGATGAACAGCTCGGCCCGGTCGCCCTCGGCGTTGGCCACACGGAACCAGGCGCCGGTGTGGGCCTGCGGCCGCTCGAACGCGGCCGCTCGGGCGACGAGGTCGGCCAGCCGGTCGGCGTTCACACGGTCACGTCCTGGTCGACGTCGACGTCGTCGGCCGCCGGCGGGATCGGCGCGGCGCCCTTGCGCAGCTCGTCGCCGCCCTCGACGGGTGGCATGTTGCGGATCCGGCGGGCCTCGTTCACGGTGACCAGCCCGGCCTGCACCTGCCGGATCAGTAGGTCGATCTCCTGCTCGGGGGTCGGGCGCTCCAGGCCGGCGAAGTCGAACTCGGCGAAGCGCGGGCCGCCGGCGGCCAACATGCGGGTCAGCCGTTGCTCGACGCGGATCGTCCACGGGTTGAGGGTGCCGCGGGCCAGGCCGCGCTGTTGCGCCTCGATGCCCGTGCCCCAGCTGGTCTGTTTCTCGGTCTGCATCAGCTCGAACGGGGGCACGCCGAACCAGCGGGCGATCTCCTCGATCTGGAACTGGCGCGACTGGAGGAACTGGGCGTCGACGGCGCTCATCGCCCAACGCTCCAGCTTCAGCTTGCGGTTGATGAACACCATCTCGCCGGCGTGCTCCCAGCCGGCGGTGCGCTCGTCGAGACTGTCTTTGATGACGTCGCCGTCGCCCTCGCCGGTGTCGTCGTCGGCGGGTGTGACCAGGCCGCCGACGAGGAACCCGTTGCCGTACATCTTCGCCTGGGCGCGGTCGGCGGCGATGGTGGTCCCGAGACCGTTCCTCGCGACGGCGATCACACCCATGCCGTGCAGCCCGTCGAGGGACGGCCCGAGCAGCTGGGTCATGTTCCGCGGGGTGAACACCCGCCGCGTGCCGTCGCGGAGGGTGACGGCGAACTCGCGGTCGTACAGCAGCCGGCCGCTGGTGTCCCGCTGGCGCGGCTCGTCGACGGTGACTGCCATCGGGTGCACTGGCACGGCGCCGGCGAGGGCGCCGCCCTGGTTGTACAGGTGCGCCAGGAACGCCGCGCCGTGCAGCAGCAGGTGCCAGATGATCGTCTCGGTCCACTCGAACGGGGTTTGACCCTCGGCGGTGCCTGGGTCGTCTAGCCAGCTTTTGAGCCGCTGGCGGCCGCCCTCGTCGGTGTCGCGCAGCGTGCGCAACGGCAGTGAGGCGATGGTGCCGGCGATCAGGTTGCAGGCCCGCCACACGGCCGAGATGCCCAGGGACGTGGTTTCCGACACGGGCACGCCGGCGTATGAGGGTGCGGCGCCGAGCCAGTAGGCGGTGGCAGGGTCACCCACGGAGTGCAGGGCGCGCGGCTCGACTGGGGGCTTGGGTTGCCAGGGCCAGCGCACAATGTGCACCGTACCCGACCCGTTTGTCG